AAACAACTTGGTTGGTGCTGTGAAGTAGTAAAATATCACCTATTTAAAATCAAGCCGAAACAGTACAAGGAGGATTATCCTGTGATATTTGAAACCATTAAGAATGTATCAACAAAAGAATTGGTTGACGAGCTCGTAACGAGAGAAGGCGTCGAAATGAAGTATGCCGAACCGTACAAAGATTTAGATGTAAATGTCAACGGTCCGGCGATAGTGCTAATCGTTACAGATTAACCGATATTAGAAAGGAGCCACAAAATGAGATTTCCAAACGTGAGACCAGATGTAAAGACAGCATTTGAGATGTATCACTCACTAACATACTTCACATCCAGCGACGTTAAAAAATTATTTGGATGCGCAGGGTCTACTGCAGCAAAGATTGTAAAGCTGACTCGCGATGAAATGACAAGGCGAGAAATCAAGATGTACTGCGAGCATGACAACTATTTAAACAAAGACGTCTTATATGACCTAGCAGGGCTGGACATCAACAGCATAAACAAGTCATACAAGATGTTGGAAAGGAGGACACTATGAAAATTAAATCAATCATACTACCGACGCTTTTCATTTCGGCAGTGCTTGCACTGAATAGCATAGCAACTGCGATAGACCACCCTGAACTCTACAACAAGATTGAGCCTAAAGTTGTAAGCAACATACAGATTGATGTAAAGGGAATTTCAAACGAAATGATTGACGATATAGCGACTAGGAGTGGTGTAGACCCTAACATCGTCAAGGCAATAATCATGGAGGAATCAGGAGGCAACCCTAACGCAGTAGGAGACAACGGCGAATCAATAGGCTTAATGCAGATACAACCAAAGCACCATAAGAAAAGGATGGAAGAACTAGGAATCGTGAGCCTATTTGACCCACAAGAGAACGTGATTCTAGGATGTGCTATCTTGTCAGACCTATATGACAAATACGGTAACTACGAGGACGCGCTATCAGTCTACAACAGCGGGAATACTGAGGACGGAAAAGCTTATGCAGAAAGGATATTGAGCAAATAATGGACAAGAGCGCTTTGGACTGTATCGCAAAAAAATATGAAAGACGCTCCGAAAAGCGCCAATCAAAATCAACAACTTAATTATATCAAAAGGAGATAAAAATGACAATCAAAATCAACAAACTAGAAATTGAGAACGTAAAGCGAGTAAAGGCAGTAAAGATGGAACCTACTGCAAACGGTCTCACAATCATCGGCGGAAACAATGGACAGGGCAAGACCAGTGTGCTTGACAGTATCGCTTGGGCACTTGGAGGTAACAAGTTTAAGCCTAGCCAGGCACAGCGCGAAGGCTCAGCGATTCCACCTAATCTGCACATAGTAATGAGTAATGGCCTTATTGTCGAACGTAAGGGCAAGAACTCAGATCTAAAGGTTATAGATCCAGATGGAAACAAAGCAGGTCAGAATCTACTAGACAGCTTTATAGATGAGCTTGCACTCAACTTGCCAAAGTTTATGCAGCAATCAAGCAGAGAAAAGGCAAGCACATTACTACAGATCATCGGAGTAGGAGAGCAGCTCGTGCTCCTCGAAAAGGAAGAGCAAGACACTTATAACCGCAGACATGCAATCGGTCAGATCGCAGACCAGAAGGAGAAGTTTGCCAAAGAGCAGGAATATTACCCGGATGCTCCAAAGGATTTAGTCTCTGCATCAGATCTAATTAAAGAACAGCAGGAGATTCTTGCAAGAAATGGTGAGAACCAAAGGAAGCGTGAAAATCTTGCAAGCATACAAAGGATGCACGAGAAGGCATCTAGTGATGTTGAAAGGCTGAAGCTTGAGCTATCCGAAGCCGAGACTAAACTTGCTAACGCAATACAGGATTTAGTCATAGCAAATAAATCCGTTGAGAACCTCGTTGATGAATCAACTGCAGAGCTTGAAAAGAGTATCACTGAAATTGATGCGATTAATCGCAAAGTCAGAGCAAACCTGGACAAGGATAAAGCCGAGGAAGACGCAAGAGGTTACAGAGCCGAGTACGAGGAACTCACAGAGGCACTCACAGATGTTAGAAAACGCAAGGCAGCACTTTTAGAAAGCGCAGACCTACCACTTGCGGGCTTATCCGTTGAGGATGGCGAGCTCATTTACAACGGTTTTAAGTGGGATAACATGAGTGGTTCTGACCAGCTCAAAGTCGCTACTGCAATAGTGCGCAAGCTGAACTCTAATTGTGGATTTGTGCTACTTGACAAGCTAGAACAGATGGACCAGGAGTCACTAAAAGAGTTTGGAGACTGGCTCGAAGCAGAAGGCTTGCAGGCAATCGCTACAAGAGTAAGCACTGGTGAAGAGTGCAGCATCATCATCGAAGATGGATATGTAAAGGGTGCTGAAGCAGAGGAAATAAATACACCAGCTATCGAGGAATCATCGAAAGCTGAATGGAAATTTTAGGAGGCTATATGAATATCACTAAAGGCAAAATCGCAAAGGCTCAAAAGGTCGTCATATACGGAGTTGAGGGCATAGGCAAGTCAACACTTGCCTCACGATTCCCTGACCCAGTATTTATCGACATAGAGGGCTCGACAAGCAACATGGATGTTGCAAGGCTGGATAAGCCAACAAGCTATACGATGCTAAAGAATCAGCTATCATTCATCGCAGCCAATCCTGCAGCGTGCAAGACGCTAGTGATTGATACAGTGGACTGGGCGGAGAAGATGGTAATCGAAGACATCTGTATGGCACATGACAAAAAGGATATCACAGGATTTGGTTATGGCGAGGGATTTATAAAGCTAGAACAAGAAATAGGCAGGTTTCTCAACAAGCTATCGGACATCGTCGAAAAGGGCGTAAATGTGATCCTAACAGCACACGCGATTATAAGGAAGTTCGAACAGCCGGACGAAATGGGAGCGTATGACAGATACGAACTCAAGCTTGGCAATAAGACCACTGGAAAGACTGCTGCGCTTGTAAAAGAGTGGGCCGACATAGTACTTTTCTGCAACTACAAAACACAAGTATTTGCTGTAGATGACAAAGGGACAAAGCACAAAGCTCAAGGTGGCGAGCGAGTGATGTATACAGCACATCACCCAGCATGGGACGCAAAGAATAGGCACGGACTGCCATTTGAACTGCCTATGAAATACGAGAGCATTGCTCACATCTTTGATGTCAAGGCAGAGCCGGTCAAAACAGAACCAAAGACCGAGACTTCTGCTGAGCCAGTTAAAGCGCAACAGGAAATGCGCCCTGAGGATCCTATCTATGCTAAGAAGTATGATGACGCGATACCTATCTCGGTACAGGACTTAATGTCTATCAGTGAGGTCACAGAAGACGAATTGAGAGGCTTTTGGTTGAAGGTGGGACATTTCCCTAAGGACATGCCTTTTGGCAATGTACCACAAGATTATTGGAACGTGCTGATAGCCAACTGGGGCTCAGCACTTAAAGATATAGTTAACGCAAGAACAAACAAGTAATGAAAGGAATATTAAAAAAATGAGCAACATGAATTTTGACAGAGAGTTTGATTGGAATGACGAGATTAGCCAGGACGGTGGTGAATTTATACTACTCCCAGAAGGCGACTACAAGTTTATCGTTGAAAGCTATGAGAGAGGCAGGCATCAGCCACAACCTGGCGGAAAGCTTCCAGCATGCAACAAAGCTATCGTTAACATCATTGTAAAAACCGCAGAGGGAGATGTTAAGATTAAGCACAATCTATTCTTACACAGCTCGACAGAGGGAATGCTATCAGCTTTCTTTGGTGCTATCGGCCTAAAGAAAAAAGGCGAACCACTCAAGATGAACTGGAACGAAGTTGCAGGCAAGGAAGGTGTTTGCAAGCTTGGACAGCGTGAGTACAACGGCAACAAGTACAACGAGGTTAAGCGCATGATCTACGCAGAAGATGTTGACCTCACGAAGGTGCTCAATAAGGATGTACCAGGATTTGCACAGACAGGATTTAATGCGGAAGATTTTCCATTCTAAGGAGACAAAATGAAGTTAAGAGATTATCAAGAGGAAGCGAGAGCGGCTATAGCAAACGAGTGGGAGAAGGGAGTCAAAAAAACACTCCTGGTATTACCAACAGGGTGCGGAAAAACGATAGTCTTTTCAAAGGTCGTCGAAGACAGAGTAAAACTTGGGGAGCGTGTGCTAATTTTAGCACACCGCTCCGAGTTACTTGACCAGGCATCAGACAAGCTTGTAAAAGCTACAGGAATCTTTACAGCAACAGAAAAGGCGAAGCAGAACTGTCTGAATAGCTGGTTTAGAGTGGTAGTTGGGTCTGTTCAAACCCTACAAAGACCTAAGAGGCTAGCGCAGTTTGACAAAGATTACTTTGACACCATCGTTGTGGATGAGGCTCATCACTGCATTTCAGACAGCTATCAAAGAGTGCTAGAACACTTTAGCAATGCAAATGTGCTAGGTGTTACAGCTACGCCAGATCGCGGAGACATGCGCAATCTAGGATCATACTTTGAGAGCCTTGCGTATGAGTACACTCTTCCAAAGGCAATCAAAAACGGATACCTAAGTCCAATTAAGGCTTTAACAATTCCACTTGAGCTAGACTTGAGTGCAGTATCAATGCAATCAGGCGACTTTAAAGCAAGCGAGGTAGGCACAGCGCTAGATCCTTACATAGAACAGATTGCAGACGAAATGCTTAAGTACTGCGCAGATAAAAAGACCGTAGTATTTCTACCGCTAGTAAAGACATCACAAAAGTTTAGAGACATTCTAAACGAAAAGGGATTTAAGGCAGCAGAGGTTAATGGGGGTAGTAAAGATAGAGCAGAAATCTTGGACGATTTCAGCAAGGGAAAATACAACGTGCTATGCAACTCGATGCTATTGACAGAGGGATGGGATGAGCCATCTGTCGACTGCATTGTCGTCCTAAGGCCAACGAAAGTGAGATCACTTTACTCACAGATGGTAGGTAGGGGAACCAGGTTATATCCAGGGAAAGAAGACCTACTATTACTTGATTTTCTATGGCACACGGAAAGACACGAACTCTGCCATCCCGCAAGCCTTATTTGTGAAAATGAGGAAGTTGCTAAGAAGATGACCGAAAATATGGAGATTGCTGCAGGCACAGCGATAGACATAGAAGAAGCTGAGGAAAAGGCTGCGTCGGATGTAGTGGCGCAAAGAGAAGAGGCTCTTGCTAAGCAGCTAGAGGAAATGAGAAGACGCAAGCGCAAGCTTGTAGATCCGTTACAGTTTGAAATGAGCATACAAGCAGAGGATTTGTCAACATACATCCCTTCGTTTGGTTGGGAAATGGCACCACCTTCTAATAAGCAGATTAAGGCTCTTGAAAAGTGTGGAATATTCCCTGACACAATAGACAATGCTGGCAAAGCTTCAATGATTTTAGATAGGTTAAGCAAACGCAGAGACGAAGGACTCACAACGCCTAAGCAGATTAGATTCCTTGAGGGGAAAGGGTTTAAGCATGTCGGTATGTGGCAATTCCAGGATGCAAAGAATCTAATCGATAGAATCGCTGTAAATGGATGGAGAGTGCCTTACGGAATAAATCCTGCAGAGTATAAGCCTGAAGTTAAGCCTTACTATGATAAGTATAATACGGCATCAACACACATTGAAAAACACGGAAATCATATAGGAGTATATGATAATTTCGGAAACAATGTAAGCAAAGAAGTAGCTGGTGCTAAAGGTTTGTGGCTTCCTCATTCGGAATAGGAGATAAGAACAATGGAAAGAAATCAGTTTTTTTTCTGTTTTTAT